CTCAATCATCAGCGACTATGACTATGATGATATGTGTAAGCAGTTAAAAGATAAGTGGGAGAGCATTAAACATTACCACAAGAACTTAGTAGATGTTAATGCATTAGGAGCTGGTACAGGTTATCAGCTTAAATATAACAAACGCATTGAAAGTGCAGCAATATTATTGTATAAACAACATAAAGGAGAATAACAATGGCTACAATAAATTTAACTGAGGGTACACACGTACATAAGTCACCTGAAAGAACCAAGCTAGAGGAGACACGTAAATCTTTAATGCTACTTACAGGTAAAGATGGGTGTGTGCAATATAACACAGAGGTTATAACCTTGTTGTGTAAACAAATAGAAGAAGTAGAAAGGGAGGTATAGTATGTATAAAAAACACATAAAAACATATTTAATCTTTCATATATATGACCATGAGGAAGAAACCTCATTTCAAATTGTTTCCAAGAGTAAGTTTATGAGTTGGTTAAATACTCATGCAGATAATCAAAGGTATTCTTTTTTTTCAACCTATGAAAAATTAAAAAATTATATAACAGAAATAGAACAGGAGATATAAAATGTGGCATAGAATAATAGCACACTTTGAAGATAAGTATGGCGAGGGTACAAAGTATGACCTTGACTATGGTAAACTATTAATCATAGCACTATGTATTTACATAGCAATAAAGGTGTAACATGAAAAGTTATTTAGTAGTAGTCAGCGAAAGTATGAGAAAAGAGTATGTTGTTCAGGCAAAAAGTGAACAAGATGCTAGAGAAAATTACAAAGATGGCGAGGAGCAAGATTGCTCGACCCTTGAGGAATTTGTAGTAGAAACAGAGGAGATGTAATATGACTAAAAAAACAAAAGAAATAAATAAGATACTGAACTTGACACAACAAGAGTCAAAACAAATCTTACAAATGCTTGAAGACTTACGGAGTATCAATGCACAGACAGATGATAAATGTCCAATAGATTATGAGCAGATATGTAAGTTAGAGGGAATGGAACATAAACTTGCTAACATAGTGGATGCTACAGTTGAATGTGAACATGGTCACTATAGTAGATGGAGTGGAGCATATGAATATAAAAAATAAAAGATTGTCAAGTTTAATTGATGAGTACTATTTATCTTTTGATTTCAAGAGCTTACGAGATGAAACTAAAGTACAATATCAATACTTTCTTGGTGTAGTGTTAGACACAAAAGTTGGTGATGCACAAAATTTAGGCAGTATCAACTTTGCTGATATCACTACCAAGATGGCTAAAGTTTCATATGAGCAATGGTGTGAGAGAGGAATCCACCTTGCTAATCATGTCATGTCTGTGGCGAGAGTTGTCTACAATTATGGCATACATATGGAGCATTGTACAATCAACCCATTCTCAAGTATAAAGAGAAGAACACCTATAGCTAGAAAGGTAGTGTGGACACAAGCAGATGTGAAAGCATATCTAGACGTAGCCTATTCTGATTTTTACACTAGAAGTTTAGGATTGATTGTGCAAATGGCATATGAGTGGTGTCAAAGACTAGGTGATATGCGTGTTATCAAATGGGATAATCTAGATTTGTTAGAACAGAAGATGCACATACAACAATCTAAGAGGAGAGCAGAGGTGTTTCTACCTATATCTGATGGACTAAGTAAAATGCTTCTACAACAGAAAGAAGATTTTGGCTTCCAAGAATATGTAGCACCTCGCCCTCGCCCTAGAAGAGGCATACACCTACCCTACACCATTACTAAGCTACCAGTAGAGGGTAGAAAGATTATGGACTCTGCAGGACTATCTAAAGAGCTTAGACTGTCCGACCTAAGAAGAACTGGTACAACTGAAATGGTTGATGCTGGTGTATCAATGGGAAATATTATGTCTGTTACAGGGCATACTAATCCACAGAGTGTCAAGCCTTACATGAAAAATACTTTTGCTTCAGCTAATTTAGCATTAAGTACAAGAAAAAAATTGACACATTGTTAATCCCATGTTACAAGACATTCACATTGTCCGAAACCATATACTATATAAGGAACATATATAATGTATAATATATTAGAATTTGTTAAAGATTTAAACATACCTATGGATGAAACACGTAGAATTAATTGTCCTGTTTGTAATTCTTATAAAACATTTACTGCTACAAATAATATGGGTTCGCTGGTGTGGAATTGTTATAAGATTTCCTGTAGTTTAAGTGGTAGTACACGTGTTAGGTTATCTGTAGATGATATCAAGTCTGTGAGTGCAAAGAGAGAAGTCACTACAGATGATACATTTGAGATGCCTGAATACATTGTACCACATAACAATAGGAATAACCTCGTATCTTTCTGTGAAAGGTGGAGACTAGATGCAGACAAACTAAACTTACAGTATGACGTGAAGGATGACAGAGTGGTGTTTCCCATAGAACATAATGGTAAGTTAGTTGATGCAACTGGTAGGTCATTAGGTAAACGTCTGCCTAAGTGGAAAAGATATGGGAATAACCCCTTGCCATACATTTATGGTTGTGGTAGGGTCGCAGTAGTTGTTGAGGACTGTGTAAGTGCTTGTGTTGTAAATAGCAGTATACACACGGGGGTGGCTATACTTGGAACTTCTTTGTCAGAAGAGCATAAGCAATACCTCTCACAGTTCTCAACTGCTATTATTGCATTAGACCCGGATGCATTGCCTAAGATACTACAATTTGCAAAAGAGCTACGTAGCTATGTAGACAACATACGTGTGCTTAGATTGCAAGATGACTTGAAATATAGAAATGACGAAGATACTAATAACTTATATAAACTAACCCCGAAGGAGTAATATATATGGAAAATTCACTACTAAGAAGTTTGATGGACAAGGAGTTCTACAAGGAGCATCGTGGTGCTAGATGTCCAGACAGACTGTTCAGCAAAGATGCTAGGAAGATTAAAGCTGCTATAGATTCAGCTATGGATAGGTATGAACGTACAGTAACACCTGATGAGATTGAGGCTTTGTTTATATCAAGCAATCCATCTATGTCTACTGCACAGAAACAAGCATACCTATCTTTGTTTAGGTCTATCAAGAATGAACAACCTCTAGGTTCAGATGTAGCACAAGAGGTTCTATCTAAACTGTTTCAACAAGTTGTTGGCGAGGACATTGCTAATCTAGGTTTTGATTATGTCAATGGACAACAGACTAGTCTAGAACCTTTACGTATGTTACTAGAGCAATACAATGATGATTTTACACCTGATTTAAATGTGGAGTGGGATGATATGGATATAGATACACTATTAGCTAAGAATGACCTTGAGGCACGTTGGAACTTCAACATACCTGCATTGACAAGACAACTTGAAGGTATCAATGCTGGACACTTGATTGAGGTAGGTGCTAGACCTAATACAGGTAAGACATCTTTTCATGCAAGTATGATTGCATCTCCGGGAGGATTTGCACATCAAGGTGCTAACTGTATTGTCTTGTGTAATGAAGAGGGTAGTCACAGAGTTGGTGCTAGATATTTGACTGCATCTACTGGTATGACTATGAAACAGATCAAGTCTAATCCAAGTAGAGCAAGAGACTTGTATGCACCAATCAAAGATAAGGTTAAGATTAAGGATGCTACTGGTCGTGATATGTCTTGGGTTGAGAGTGTTTGTAAGTCATACAAGCCTGATGTTGTACTGCTTGATATGGGAGATAAGTTTGCTAGAAGTGGTGGCTTTGCAAGACCTGATGAGGCACTCAAAGCTAATGCTATCCATGCTCGTATGATTGCCAAGCAACATGAGTGTGCAGTATTCTATATGTCTCAACTATCTGCTGATGCAGAGGGTAAGATACTACTCAATCAATCAATGATGGAAGGCAGTAGAACTGGTAAAGCCGCTGAAGCTGATCTGATGATACTGATTGCAAAGAATCCACCAAAGCAAGAAGATGGTGATGAAGAGGATTTGCAGAGACATCTTAATATTGTCAAGAATAAATTGTCAGGTTGGCATGGAGTTATTACTTGTCAGCTAGATTACCAAGTTGGTAGGTATGAGGCATGAATGATTACCCTGATCTATTTGGTTACACTAAACCAAAGAATGTACCACAAGAAAGTTACGTATGCATAAAGTGTAATGTAGAACAACCTGTAACTAATTTCTATGTTGTGTTTTCTGGTGAAGTAAAAAGAACGTGTAACTCATGTATGAAAGGTCACTATAGAACTTTAAAGAAGTTACGTAAGGAGAATACATATCCTAACGAGGATTACTGTTGCCCTATATGTAATCGTGATGCTACAGAGATAGGTCAGTATGGACAAGTTAAAATGTCTAAGTGGGTTCTAGATCATTGCCATGACACTCTAACATTCAGAGGTTGGATATGCCATCATTGCAATACAGGACTAGGTGGATTTAAAGATGACTTGACAAAAGTAAAAAGAGCAGTTAAGTATTTAAAGAAACATAAGGAGAAACTAGATGAAACTAACACTTGACGTAGAAAATACAGTTACCACTAGAGATGGTAAGCTACACCTAGACCCATTTGAAACAGAGAATGAGTTGATAATGGTAGGGTGTTTGACAGACAAAAATGAAGAGTATCTATTCAGAATGTCAACAGACACAGATGCACACACTAAGATACAAGAGTTGCTAAATGATTGCACAATACTTATTGGGCATAACATAGTACACGACTTGATGTGGATATGGGAATGTGGATTGGAATACACAGGTCCTGTCTTTGATACTATGCTTGGAGAATATGTACTGCAACGAGGTGTCAAGAAAGCATTGTCACTTGAGGCATGTGCAGAAAGATATGAGTTAGCTACACAGAAACAAGACACCCTAAAAGAATACTTTAAGAAAGGTTTCTCTGTTGCTGATATACCACCTGATGAATTGTCTGAATACTTGTCAGCAGACTTACATGCTACACAGCAGTTGTCAGATGAGATATATAAGAAACTAAATAACGTAGAGTATAGTGAGTTGATGGACACAGTAATACTAACTAACAAAGTGGCATTAACTTTA